GCTCGAGGCGGTTCTGTTATTGGTAACGGACTTAAAACTATTTTCACCAGAATACAAAGGCCTCAGTCTATTAAGCAGTTGGAAGAGATGGGTATTGCTGTAAGGAATCTTGCTGGTTCTGTTTTGCCTGCTGATAAAATTTTAGTCAACATAGCTAAGAGTTTCAATAAACTAAGTCAAGCTCAACAATCAAATGTTGTTCAGTTTTCAGCTGGTATATTCCAGGCTAATATATTCCGGGCTTCATTAAGAGATTTAGCTAAGGAGCAGAATTTATATAATAAAGCATCTGAAATATCTGCTACAGCCGCAGGAAATGCCGCAGTTAAGAATGAGCAACTAAATAAAACAATTAGTGCATTAGCTTCCCAGAGTGGTACGGCAATTATGGAGCTCGCTGAGGCCATTGGGGAACTCACAATTAAACCTGAGCTCGGAAGCATGCTATCTTCATTCCTGAGTGTGGTAGAAGGTTTTAAGGAATCTATAGGTAGTGGAGAAAATGAGGGGAATACATTTGCCAAGGGTTTAATTAGGGGTGTTGGTAATGTATTGACTGGACCAGCACTATTCGCTTTTGGTGCAGTATTTATTAAGATGTTAGCCAATGTAGCAAAGTTTGCATCACAAAGTTTAAAGGATGTATTAGGTATAACCACCCGTAAAGAAAAGATTAAAACTATGGAAGAATCTATAGTGAATATCTTAGCGAGAAATAAGCATTTACAAGAAGCATTAAACGAGCTAGAGGGAGACCGGTTAAGCCAAGAACAGTTCCTCCTTAAAACTATTGAGGCTCAGACTAATGCAATGGCTAGACAAAAGAATTTAGCTGCTCAATTAGCGAAGCCACTATTAAGAGCTGGTGTGAGGCCTGATCTTGTATCTGAAAGGCCGGGCCCAATCGATTTAGATGGAGACGGAAAGCTAGACACATTTTCAGGTGGCGCCATACCCAGTGCGACAAAAGATAAAGAAAAAGAAGGAGCGAGGCGTGGTGGTTATATTCCAGGTATGGTTAAATCTACTAATATTAAGGGTATTGGTGATGTAGTTTACAACACGTCTGAAAAAATTAAAAAGTTCAAAGGGTTAGATCAGCCCGCGATTATGCCCCCGCAAGGAAGTAAAGCAGGTAGGATATATGGTGATACTTTTACCCAGAAGCACGGTTTTGATCCTTATGCTAGTTCTGGCTTTATCCCCAACCTGGCAAACCAGGTTGGAAGTTCTTTAGAAATGGATATGTCTAAGCTTACATTGTTTGGTAAGAGGCCTGATATAGAGAGGGCTTTCAATATACCTTCATTAGAAAAAGAATTTAAGGATGCAGCTGGAGCACCTATTGTATTAGAAGGCCAAGCTGGACTGGAAGATATAATTAAGTCAACAGGGGCACAAGACATAACTAAAACAAGGCTATTTAAACCATTTAGCTCTATTGCTGCCCAAAAAGGTATTACAACAATTCAAAGACCATTTCAGGTTAGAGCTTTACCAAGGGGTCAAATTAAAAATGCTCAAGAAGCTGAGAGAAAAGCGGCCAATTTATTAAATAAGGAAGCCAAGCAAAGCGGGTTAAAACAAACACATACTTTAACAAGCGGAGCTGCTAAGAATAAAAAAGGAAGAAATGATTACCCTGTAGATATTATCGCTTATGGTAGTGATTTGAATAGTCATGAAGTTAAATCAGGCAGGTTTACTATGGCTAATATTATATCCAAAAGCCTTAGGATGTCTTCTGATAGGGAGCTAGCTACATGGATGTCGCTTAATAAAGTATCGGGTGGCTCTAAACTGACTGAAGAAAATTTGAAAAAAGCACAAAGCCTTGCCGGAAAACTTCAGATAAGCGGAACAGGGCAAAATGGACAATTCATGCAAGAAGATGCGGATATATGGGGTATGAATTTAGGACTTGTCCCTAATTTTGGGGCTCAATTGGGCAATAAATATTTTGAAGATACTGAAATTAAACAGGCTCTTATAAAACTTCATAAAAGTAAAACCGGCAAAAAACCAGACGAAGCATCTTTGAGTAGAGCGGTGCAAAAATATGTGGCTCTCATTGAAGATACCGGGAAAACTTATCCTGGTGGAGACTTTATGATTGGATCGCAAAGAGTGATGGCGAACGAAGTGGCTCTTGCACTAATGAATCACGGACAGTTCTATAAGCCAAAAGAAGGAGAAACAGTAGAGGAAGTAAGTGGTGGATATGTTCCAAATTTTGCTAGAAAAAGCAAGATAAATTATATTGAGCTAGCCAAAAGGGTATTAAGTTACCCAGGGGATTTACCAATATACGAACAACTAGCGGAAGAACTTAATGTGACTCCTGGGCTTGAGTCGGTAAAAAAAGCAACACTTGCAAATCTTGCGGGGAAAAGTATTTTCACAAGAAGCACTAGAACTGCTTTCGTGAACTACCATAAAAGTAATAAAAAACTAGGGAGGTTTGGCAATCCATACACAGAGCAAGAAGCAAAAGATAGGCTCGAGCAAGTTTCTGAAAAATTACGAACTACAAGGGAGGCAGGCTATGCACAAAAAGCCGGCATCGATTTTGAAGATAGTTTTAGGTCGCATTTTACCCCACCAATAGCTAAGCCCGCAGGGCAGCCTCACATGGATTTTCCAGCTGGAACACTAGCCGGATTAGATCCGTCACAAATGAGTAATATATTTTTAAATACAAATACCGGAGGAGATGCATATAAGGGTATAAAGGGTCACCCACCTGAGCATTTTATATCCAAATATTTAAGGCAAAAATTAGATCTAGGGGGAAAAGTTTTTGATTTTACATCAACCCTTGGATCTCAATTATTAGATTTTGCTCTTCAAAAACTATCCGGGGATATAACCGTTAGTAATTCAGAGGGCTACACAGATATACTTGGAATAGATTTAGATAAAGTGGCTGGAGGAAAAGATAAGGCCAATAAATCCGTGAGTGCAAGAGAGAGCCTGAGTGCAGTTTTTAAACATTCAAAGAAATTTAAAGAAGCTATAGAGGATAGGGGTAAAATTTATAGACCTAACCAGAAATATATAAAATTTGATTACGAGCAAGATTTTGTTCAAGCTTTATCTGGAGGCTTCGTGCCGAACTACACTTACTGGCAAAAGCATATTCAGTTTTCAAAAGACAAAGATGGCGGATGGGGCATCAAGGGGGATACAAGTTATCTGGACGATTTTATCAATTATCTAGAAGAACAAGGTGGTAATCGCCCAAAAGAAATAGAAAAATTAAAATCACGGTTATCAGGGGTTAGAAATTCAAGGCATAAGGAAATACAGTCTCTTGGATATCCGAGTATGGGTAGAGAGGGCGCTAAATATTATTCCAATAAAAGAGCGATACAAGAAAGAAAAGAGGTGATTAGTTTAAAAGGAGTGTTCTTGAAGAATTTAAAAGATAAAATAGAAGCATACAATAGCCAAAAAACTATGAGCCAGTTTGGATCAAAAGGCCTTGTTCCTAATTTTGTGTACTGGAAAAAGCATGTTCAATTTTCAAAAGGAAAAGATGGGTGGGGAATAAAAGGGGATGAAAAAGATTTGGACGGTTTCGCAAATTACTTAGAAAAGGAAGGAGGTAACGACCCAAAACAGATAAAGGAACTAAGATCGCGGTTGCCGGGGGTCAATAATGTAATTAGCTTAAAAGGTATATTCTTAAAGAATTTAAAAGACAAGATTCATGCATATAACAATCAAAAAACCATGAGTCAGTTTGCATCAGAAGGCCTTGTTCCTAATTTTGCCAACCCTTTATCTGAGGCTATCTCAAGAGAGCATGCCGCCGGACTGCCAATGAGTAAAATTAGGGTGGACCAAAGCAATAAACTAAAAGGCCCACTGAACCCAATGGGCCTTGCTGTGACTAATACCAGAGATGAGCCATTTGGAGTGGAGCAAGGAATTAGGCGAGCTAAGTCAATGAGAATGGATCCCAAAACCCATGGGGCATCAGGAGGGGTTGTGCCAAACTTTATTTCTGGTGCGGGAATTATGAAAGCCGGAATATTTAAAGAGCTCCAAAGTGAAGTTAATAGATCAAAACAAGCTATATCAGAGCATACATCCACTGTAGAAGAAAAAAATAATACGGATAGAAATAACATAAAGGGAAATATAGAGGGATTGCAGAAATTATTCTACTTTCAATCTGCATTATCTATGGCTAATGGGTTTCTTGAGGAATTTAGAGAAAGCGGCCAGGGGCTGGTGTCTACTTTTGCAGATTTAGGTTTAGCATCTAGCAATATAGTTTCAGCATATGTAAACCAAGCGGAACTTATACCTGAGTTGAGCACTATGCTAGGGGGAGAAAATGTGGAGCCGATTAAAGCTGACGAGTTGCTCGGAATGATTGGTTTGGGTAAAATCGCCTCAGGAGGAGGAGGAGGTAAAATTGGGTCGATTTTTGACAAGTTTAAATCAGGGATTGGTGGCTTGGGTAAAGGTATAGCTAAATTCTTACCAATAATAGGTAAGTTTTATATTGGTTTGACTGCTGCTAGTGAAGCATTTAGATTTCTTCAAAATTTTGAGCCAGTTAGACTCCTTACAGGACTTGAAAAAGGTGAGGGGATTATGGACTTGATGGCGTCTTCAGCTGATAAGGCTGCTAAATCCATAGAATCTTTAGGTAAAGCATCGGATACCGTATCTTCGGCGTTAGAGGCTTTAAGAAAAGAATCTAAAATAAATGAAGAAATTACAGAGTTAGAAGCAAAAGGTAAAAAGAGAACCGCAAAGGAAGAATCGAGATTGATAGATTTAAGAGTTGATGCTATTTCGGCTGAGACTAGTAGAATAAAAGCCATGGAAGAACTAAATGATGTTCAGAAGGTAGGAAACCATGGTCTTAGATTATATAACACATATGTAGCAAAACTCAATGGCTCAACCGAACAAGCCGAGGCAGCGCTACAGGAAATGTCGATAGCTATAAAACAAGCAACCGCAGTTCAAACAGTTTTTAAATCCGGGGCTACATCATTGGAAAATGCAAACAGCGAAGATTTTAAAGAAAGAGCTATGCAGATAGGTAAAAATTTCTTCAATGTTCAAAGGGATGTTTTTACAGGTGGCGCTACTGACCCAGAAGAACAAAAGAAAAATATAGAAGCTAATTTAGCAGCTGTGCAAGAACTAATAAGTTCATCTGGTAAAATGAATAAAGGAGTTTTACAAACAAACGACATAGAGGATACTGATTTAATATCAAATTTTATAGGTAATTTAAAACTTGACGAATCCGTTGATAGGATAGCTTTGCAGGACTCATTTAATGAATTATACCAACTGGGAGAAGATGCTAGATTCTTAGATAATGACTTTAAGCTATTCGCTGACATACTGAGGGGTGGGGCAAGCAGTTTGGGTGGCTTAACTGATAATATCGAAAAGAACTCTTTAGATAAAGAAAGTATAGCGTTAAAAAATGCTTTAAAAAACAGAATATCTGCTGAGCGGTCATCCATTAGTATAAATAAAGTTTTATTAGATGCCCAAATGAAGCGGGCAAATATAACTAGAGACATAGTTAAGAAAGATGAAGATTTACTTTTAGCTAATAATTTACTTTCTAGCTCCATAATGATTCAAAATGAATCCATCAGGAGAAGTAATAAATTAAATGAAAGTCTTGACGCACAGAGGAAGGAAGCTTCGGACAAATTTAATGAATCGATGTTGGGTATGGCTACTGATATATTCAACTCTGGTAATGTAGTTTTGGAGAAGGGGCCAGAAGCCTTGGAGCAATTCAATAAAATATTATTAAACGGAGCTAATATTGACTCCGTTTCTTTAAAGGAAGCTTTTAAAGATATTAATGATAAGCTGCCAGAAAGTTTAAAGATAAAAATAGAAGAAGAAGCCGTAGATGCCGTTAAGAACATGTTTAAAGGATTAAAGGCTAATAATTCAACGGGGGTTCAGGGTGTACTAAATACACTGCAGCAAAGAATGTCAGAGCTAGACGAGTCAACTCAGGTTATTGCTTTAATAGGTTCCAGATTGGCGGGAGTATTAGGATTGAGTGACAAAATGGAAACTACTATGACTAAATCAGTTGTTGAGCTTTCTAAAACAAATATTAAGATAGAAGAAGGTCGCAAGACAGAAGAAAGACAAAACAACGAAGCACTCAGGCAGCTCAATCTAAAACAAAAGACAGTACAGGGAGCGATGGAATTAGCGAACATCATATCCAAACAAGGTAACATAGAAGAAGCTATAGAAGATTCACTAATGGGTGAGGCTGCATACTTAAAAGTATTGAATGACTCTCTTGCTGACCGTGTAAAAATAACACAAGAGTCAAAGAATTTAGAGGCACTCGTACTAGAGAGGTTAAGGGAAAAATCCAGGAAAGAGGCAGAAGCATCGATATTCTCATCTACTGAAGCTGATGCTAGTGTTAGAATAAGAACTGGAAACCCAGCTGATTTAAGTAAGAAAGAACTTGAGGTTAGGCACAACATGCTTTTAATATCCCAAGGGAAAGTCAAGCAAGAAATTTCAGGCGCCCAATTATCTGCCGAAGATGCATCGGTAAGAAAAGATATCTTATCATCATCAATAGAAGCGGCGAAATTAGCTGAGTCTAAATTATCTACAGATATGGATATTGCTCAGGGTGACATATTTTTAAAGAATGCTAAGCTAGCCTTATTGGCGGACGAAGAAACCAGGCGCGAACTAGTTGCTTCAACTGTTGACAATGAAATATTGGATCAGCAAATATCCTTGTCCCTATTAAAGCAAAGAAGCAAATATCTTGATCAAGGAAAGAATCGTGCAAAAATTGCCAAAATGCAAAACGATACAGAGATTGAACAGTTAGAGCTTGATACTAAACTGGAAGCCGAGAAGCTTAAAGAACTTCAAGCAAGTGGCGGCATAGCTAAAATGGCTGCATTGCAATTAGAGCAATCAACAATAAGTCTTGAAAAGGATGCACTTATAGCAGCATCAAAACAAAGACAATTAGATAATAATATAGAGTTAGAAAAAAGACAAATTGAAGCACAGACATTACTTGATATAGCTAATAAACGAGCCGAGCATCGTGCTGCCATGAACAAAGCAAACATGGACCAGGGGGCATTATCTTTAATGACCGGAATGGGTATAGAATCGGACCGATTTAATGCACAATCTAATATGAGATCTGCGGCTACCCGAGCCTCTATTACTGGAAAGCCTGAAGATATTGCGGCATTTTCTAGAGCCATGCTAGAATTTAAGGAAAGTACTCAAGAGGGTGCAACCGCATTCGATAAACTAAGAGTGAAGATGGCTGAAACTTCTGTGGCAGCAAATGAAACAGGAGCTGCACTACTAGCTAGTTACGACACTTTAAGATCTGAATTGAAGCAGGCATTTAAAGATATAGGTAGTGGCAAGAAATCCATGGGAGATGCCATGGAGGATGTAATATTAAAAAGCCTTGGCGCTGCTTTCGACAAAATAACAGAACAAAATATAGATAATTTTGTAAACACTGTGTTTAAGGGTTTAACTGGGGTTGATCCAGTTCAAGATGCAAAGACAGAGACAAAAAGAAACACCGAAGCTTTATCAAAACTAACAAACAAAATAGACGATTTTCTCAGGAAAGGTGGGGGCGCTCTTTCTCCGGATGATGTGAAGAAAGCTAGCACTATAGGGCCAGATATTGAAAAAGGCAAAAAAGCTACTGAGTTTAAAAAACAAACTGAGCCTACTAAAGAAATTGCTAACATTATGAATGACCAAAGTAAGAAAGATAAAGGTGGGCTCTTCTTTGGGAAAACAGAGAATCCCGCACTAAAACAGACAGAAGATATATTAGGTAAAATAGGGAATCTTGATATTGGTGGAGCTTTAGCTGGTGGAATTAATTTATTAGGAACCGGATTGACCAAAGCTGTATCTGGAATAGGCTCTTTCTTTTCTAGTTTTGGCAGTGGTAATAAGAACTTCTATGGAGGACAGATTCAGAGATTTAAAACTGGGGGTTTTGTGAAAGGTCCTGCTGGTGTCGATAATATTCCAGCTATGCTGTCTTCTGGTGAATACGTGATGTCTAGAGGTCAAGTAGGTCAAATACAAAAGTTTGATAAGGGAGGAGCGGTTGGTGGATTAGGAAGCCTTCTTAATATGGCTGTTGATTTGGGTGTCAAGAATTTTGTAGGAAGAAAATATGGAGCCAAAACTGAAGATAAAAGTAAGCCTCCTGAGTTTGATAAGAATAGATTAAAGAGTCTAGGAATGGGATCAACTGTAGACTTAGGATTAGGTAGCTCACAATTAAGCGGAAGATTTATAGCTCAAAACAGGACTATCGATGAATATGGTGGGCACTTAATGGATTTGCACGATTATAATGTAGCAAAACAAAATGAGAAAACAAATCAGAAACTAACCAAGTACCAAAAAATAGTTGGATCCATAACTGGCATGCTAGGTTCATCTATGTTAAAAGCCTTACCGGCAATAGGTGGAGCGATTGGTGGATTGATAGGCGGTTTAGGTGGAGCTATTGGTTCTGGTATTAGTTCTATTGGTGGATCAATACCTGGAATAGGAGGGTTATTTAAGGGGCTTGGTGGAGGAGTAGGTTCATTAAGCAGTGGGCTAGGCGGTGCTGTAGGAGCTTTGTCTAGTTTTAATATACCTGGAGCAATATCATCACTAGGAAGCGGTGCGATGGGTGCAACCGCTAATATGAGCAGTGGAGTAGGGGGAACATTAGGAAAGATTCCAGGAGTTGGGAAATATTTAGATGCAGGTGTTTCTCAATTAGGTCAAGGAATTACCGGACTAACTGCTAGTGCCACATCGTCAACCAGTAGTTTATTTGGCGCACTCACTGGGCAAACTAATTTTAAAGATGGTATTAGCGGAGCTTTTAAGGGAGCTACAGGCGGTTTAAAGCATGCATTTAGTGCTAGCGATAAATGGAGAAGTAAGCAAGGAACTAAAGGTTATTTTATGGGTGGTTCGGTTCCCGCAATGCTGACCAAGGGCGAGTCTGTCATACCTTCCGCTATAGCTAAAAGAATGGGCTACAATAACCTGAAGAATATTAATAGGTCTGGAGAACTTCCTATAGTAGACGGACCTGGAGGTATAGATAATGTCGGACCAGTTCCAATGAATCCAGGAGACTTTGTGATCAAGAGGTCTTCTACTCAAAAATTAGCCAAAAAGAACCCACATCTTATGAAGCTTGCTATGCAAAACCCTGGGGTGTTTAGAAATGGAGGAGTGGTTAGGGGTTATTATAATGGGGGTGTGGTTGGATCCTCTGATGGCACTTCAGTTGTCCCGCAATACGATCAGCCTGCAGCCAACCAACAAGACCAATCGAGGGCAATGCAATCATCCGATAAGGGCAGGGGTAGTACAACGAATAATATAAATATCACAGTTAATATCGATGAAAAAGGAGGAGAAAAAACCACATCAGATGGTGCAAGTTCTGGTGCAGCTGGAGAGCAACAATTGTCGATGAAAATAAAGTCTGCAGTATTAGAAGTCATAAGAGAAGAAAAGAGAGTAGGCGGAGAACTTAGTTAGTGAAACAAGCAATACTTAGTAATGAGCAAAAGCTTTATATTGAGGGTACTGAAATTTTAGGGGTACAGTCTGTTAATGGATCCTACTCTATTAGTGAAAAACCTATTAATATACTTGGTTATGGTCATGTAGATTATGGTTTTAATTATTTAAATCAAGAATCTATACTGGATTATTCTTCTATTATTCAAGACTTACAAACAGAAAGAAAATCTCATATAGATTCTGAATCTGATGTAAGCTTAATTACTGATGGTGGGGACAGTCCTTTTGAGGATGTTGGGGAGGATGTAGACTTTAGAAGTAACTGGCCGTTTGAAATTAGAAGCGAAGAAGGTTTAATTATACCACCATACAAAAGCTTGGCTGTATTGAATGCCCCCCTGCAGGGTTCTTTTTCGATTAACTCTTTATTAATTGGTAAAGATTTCTTCTTTCCTTATATTGGCGATAACCCTTTTAGTGGTAGCATACATCATGGTGACAAATTTTTTGGATTTAATCAGGGGTATATAAGTAGTCATTCTATATCTTGTAGTGTTGGATCTATACCTAGTAGGTCAACATCTATTAGAGTTTTTGGAGATATCGGAGGAGAGCCTGGAGAGATTGGGGATGGAGATGGAAATACATTCGACTTTATTGCTGAAAATAGCCAAGAGTCTGACGAAGAATTATCTGCTAAGGGTGAAGGAAGGTTTCCAAAAATACAGATAGTAGGATATGATACTATAGAGCTATCCATAGGTGGTGCTGAAATAGATAGAGTTATGAATTTTGATCACTCTATGTCTGTCAATTTAGATCCTATATATGCTGTTGGAGATTATAAGCCAGTACAGGTAGATGTAGTGTGGCCAATGACCAGTAAAACAACATTTACTATAGAGGTTGATGAGTATAGGTATGGCAGGCTTAGATCTTACTTACATAAACCAACACTGCATGATTTAGCTATCAAAATTAAGGATTGCGATGGAAAAAAAGTACAAAACTATACAGTTGTTCAAGCAAGGCTGGTTGAGGAATCTATATCTGCATCAGTTGGTGGAAGATTAACGGTAAATTTATCGTACAATTCTTATTATAATAAAAGAAGATGGCAGTAAAACCTTTTAGACGCTATGAGGATACTCCTGTTCTTGTTGGGCAGGAGGGTAAAGAGCCTGTATTTGTTTTTGCGAACAGTGCATCTATATCTGTGACTCAAGCTATATATGCTAAAAAATTTACAGAAGATTATAGAATATCTTTTGCGGGTATAAGAGAAGATTTAGTTATTCAACCCAATAGAGAATATGAATTTTTATTAGGTAGTTTAGCTGGTATAGGAAAAAAAATACCAGAATCTATAGAAACAATAAGAAAAGGAACAAAGATATCATATCCATCAAAGAAAAGTTTATTAGTTAACCAAGATGCTTTTGGTGGGGATTACATGATCAGGGTTATTAATACAGGGGAAGAAGAAATTGTGTTAGATAAAGATTTAGATATACCATTTGGCGAAGTAGATATAGTCAGGGAATATTCTGCCGAAAGGGGGGCTATGGGCTCATTAGATATAACATATTACATGAATACTGGTAATATATATTCCTTCTTTCAGGTTACTGGGTTGGTTGATACGGAAGTTTACCCGCAAATTAGCGAAGAAAGAATAACTGGATGCCTTGGAGATTTTAAATTTACAGATGCATATATTAGAGAAATTAGTTTTTCTGCTAGGCCATACGAACCTATAGAAACAAATGTATCAATAGATATATATGGAAACCTGGAATACGAAGATGGATTATCAGATAGAATTATTAATAATGATTATTATGACTATAGAGTATTCCAAAAAAGTATACCTCATGCATTGGGATCTAAAATTGAGGGCGCCGAAAATGTAGGAATGGAGCACCCTATAGACTTTAGTTACACAATCACTGTTGATAGGGAACCTACATACGAGGTGCCATTGAGTGGCAATTTAGATGAGTCAGGGGAAGTACCTGTTAGAGTTAATAAGACATCAATAGATGTTACTGCCGAAATCATAGGAGAGAAACTTGACCCATATTTACAGATAACAGGACAAAGAGCAGAAATACATGTAACGCTGGGAGACATAGGATTCTCTAAAGATTTTACGGATAATAATATAGGGGAAATGAGGGAGTTTAGATTAGTAGGTAACCTCACATATCCTGAGCCTGTATCCCCCGAGCTTATTAGCTACGGAGTAGTAGATAGAGACACTATATCAGTTAGTGAGGGTGGTTACCTGAGAGGCAGGGCAAGCATAAAGCAATCTTATAGATAATGGAAATTAGTATAGCAGACTGGAAAGCTGCCGTAAATTACGGAGTAGATGATATTGTAAGAGTTCCTTACTTTTACAAAATGAATCAGGATGCATACAAAGAAATAACATTAAATACAGAAAAAGAAATATTTTTTGAAAAATTAAAAATAAATAAAAAAATTGGATACGAAGCTTCTGTTTCGGTAAAGAAGTATACAGAGGGAACAATTTTAAAAGATGAGTACATGACTCATATTAATTCTACCCAAAATTCAGGTTTGTATCAAATTGACAAGAGTAGCAGTATAGGTCTAGGGGTTGGGTTTGTGTTTTACGATATTGATGAGAACCAAATAACAGTAAAAGAACCAAGGAAATTTTTAAGAGCATCAGCGGGATCAGAGTTTAACAACTATGAGTATAAAAAAATACATATAGATATAGAGGAACAAGATATACCTAATGGTGCTGAGTATATAGGTATATTTATATTTAGTTATGGAATAAAAAAGGGAGGATTTAAATTTATAGAGGCTAAATTATCTCCGGCTAATCATTTTTTCTACTGTACTAAGGATCATGAATCAGGAACTAGCGATAAGTTTAGTGATTTCATTAAGGCATCCGAAGATTACTGGACGCAAGATTTTTTATGGAGACCATCTTATTCATCTAGGGCTAGTTTTTTATCTAAGAATATAGCCATGGAAATGGGAGATGGTAATGACCATACTTCTGCGGGTGGACTTAACTCTTTACCAATTCAGTTGGAGCTAAGATTCGATAATATGACTGACAAACAAACTAAAGCAATTTTGCATTTCTTACAAGAGAAGCATTTCGCATATGAGTCGATGTTTTCCTTAGACTATAAAGGTGATAGATTGAAATCAAATGAGGTAAGGCATTTTAAATTCAAATACACATTTCCTTATAAAGAGCTTCATTTTACATGCACGGATTTCGTTCATAATATTAAATACAGAAATAACAATGAAGTATCAGCTACTTTTATATGTAATAATGCAAGCACTGTAAGCAGTGTTGAGGGTGGTGCTGGATACAATGAAAAAGAAGATGCAATTTTTCCTTGCGGGATTAATGGTAGAAAGTTTTTTGCAAAAAACAAGGAGACAAGGCTTGATACTTTTGCTCTACCTGTAAATCAAGACGGAGTAATACCGAATGATCTCGAAAGAGTAAGTAAGCAGTTTGAGGGGGTTTTTATTAAAGAAAATGATTCTTTTTTAGGAGAAATAGGATTCATGTCTGAGAATTTTGTTGATAATAAAAACAAAAACATAGAAAACAAAGGACTTCATATCGATGAAGAAATTGCAGGTAGACTAACCACAGACATGCAGTGGTGGAATTTCTCTATAAATTTAAAATTTAAAGATGATAAGCCTCAAAATTTGAAAGCTGGAGATTGGATTTACTTATCATCAAATTTAATGACTGAGTCTATATTCTCTGTAGGCATAACTAAAATAAGAAAAGTTATTTCAAGTACTGAATTTGTAACAGATGGGGTTAGGTATGAAGGTTTTGAGGGATTGGATTTTAGTGATATTATTGTTGAGAATAATGGATACAAAGGTGAGCTTCCTGATGTAACATATGCTAGACTTGAAAGACACCCTGATGACTGCTTGTCTTCCAAGATATCTTTCCCTCAGGGTAAAGATGTATTATCCAGTATGGTGAGAAATAAAACAACTGGCGAGATATCAAAAAGAAAAATAATATCAAGAGACTATAGAATTTTTTACCTTGAGAGGGATGTGCATGCTGGAGACACATCTATATATTTAAGTTCTGAAAATGAGTATTCAGTGGTAGGCCCAATAGGTTTTGATATTTTGGTTCCTATGGTTAGAGGAAAGTCTAGTATGTATATAGATGATCCAGATTCTGTACTAGAATATCCATGGAATAAATTAAGAAATTTTGATTACATGCCAACAATGGCATTCACAATATCAAATACACCTGACCATATACAAACAGAGTTCACCAAATATTATAACAAGAAATATAAGAAAAGTATCAACTCCAACTTGGCCCAGATTAATGTAACATTCGAGCAGAGATCTGACGAGGAGGCGAGGGCTATATTATTGTTTTTGGAGAGTCACTTAGGTTATAAAAAATTCTCACTAGATTTACCTAGACCATATTTGGGTGGCAGTGATAATAATATACCAGAAGAAATAGTTGGTAGTCATATTTTTTATTGCCCTAGTTGGTCACATGAAATAGTTTATAAAAATAATCACAAAATAACTGCAACATTTTTTGAATCAAAAACTGGCCAGGCTTATGAAAACACATTTAATGATGATTGTAAAGTCGGTGGAACTATAACAGATATAGTAACAAAACATAATATATGTACATACTCGTCTTCAGCCTCAGCTTATGGACAGTCTGGGTTGAAGGTTGATTACGATATAGCAGGAAACCCTAAGTATATATTCGAGCCAAAAGGGAAAGAGGTTGATATAGTTTTTGTCATCGACGGCGGCCCATCTTTATCGGGAGAAAAGCTTTTCGTGGGAAATAGAGGTTATTCTAAATACGAATTATTTATAGACTCAATAATAAAAATGGTAGTTGGGTATGATGGTAATAAATATCCAGGAACATATCCGTTATCTGGGGCGGAGAGACAAAGTATATCAATAAATCCAAATCAATCTGGCTCGCAGAGTGAACCGCCCTGGTATGCCTATGAAAATAGAAATAGATATGAAGAACCAATTGATCAAATAAGGAGCTGGATATATGGAAATGCAGACAGAAGTGATGGGGTGTATGAGTACGACATATCTCTGGGTAAAATATTAAATATAGATTTAACTAATACATCTGGATATGATCTATCTCAGTTTAAGCGTTTTAATATAGAGATTGAAGAAAGAAGAGTAAATTTAGGTATTTCAATTGTGGGTAACATTGTGATGTCAGAATATCCTATGGATAGACTTGAAATACCAAACGATTATGATTCGGTTGATTACCTTCACAAAAGAATACTTGATTTACCAGACTTCCCTAGATCTTTTGATAAAATAGAAATATGGAGAGCGTTAACAAAACATATTAGGGATGTTACAAGTAATGGGTATAATAATGCATTAGGAAGAAACCATGCATATGCACTGCAAGATGCCATGGCGCAATTATACAACTCTCCTAGGGCTAATATAGTTGACGAAAGATATATCATATACATCAGTGACTTCTTTTTTGATAGAATTGATAAATCAATTATACAGGATATTACAAGAGATATTAAAACCGGGGGTCCACTTGCTAAAAGAAGACCGAGAGACATTGTATTAAAGGATTACGAAATAGATAAAAGTATGCAACGTTATGCATATAGTAAATCTTGGAGATCTGAGGGGGAGGCTGTTTACTCAAATTTAATTAATCCAGACTTCTCGAAAGGCGGCACATATAGTAGTGTAAATTATATAAATTACTTAAGAAGGGTTTATTTAGAAGAAGATGTCAATAGAACTGATGTAGAGGCATTAAGGATGGCTCAAGATGAGTACAATGCTATAGCTGAAGAAGATAAAGTCAATCCAGATTGGTATGATAAGGATATTAAAACAACATTTATACCTGTAGCAGCGGGAGTAAGCGGAGAAGTTGATGTTGATTTTAACACATATGCTGCAGATTATGATAGCAGTAAAGAGAACAATAATTTACAATACATATATACTACAAATACTGATGGAGACCCAAGAGAAGAAGCATTTAGGATATTTAACCTCAATGATGTTGTTAAAAATATCGCAAAAGATTCAGGTGCTCAGAATTTATTTTCCATAACAGTAAGTAATTGTGGACCCCACCCTATAAAACTAAAAAACACAATAATATCTTTTGAGTCAGAGGGCGGCCAAGCGAAATGGACGAGAGATATAATAGGGTCAGGCATAGTCAGGGATAATGATACTGATAATATTCAACATATACCTGCCGTAAATAATAAGCTGAACCCTTTAATGGGAACCGGGGGACAGTATTACAATGACGATCAAAACGAAAGAATTCTTGACAAAAAGAAATCAAATGCCATTTGGCACAACTTTAACACGAGGTACGAAGTTTACAGAAAAGGAGAGATCCATGAAGTTGATGGAGGGTGGGGGCAAAAAGTTTTCCAGAATAGAGAGTTGGCACCTGGGATGGTTTATTCTGACACCAGCTATGGACAATCTGAGCTACACGTCGATGCCTCAAGGGGTGATCAATACATATATATAACAAAATTTAAACTAGATAAAGGTGGCACCACTCTTCCTGTTTATGGGTACTTTCAGTCAGGGAATAAAATTACAATATCTGGAGATGAATACATAATAAAGAGATTAGACGAAGAAGATATATTATCTGAGTGTAGATATTTAATTAATGGAATGTGCATCGGAAGATATAATGCAGCCGTAAAATTACATTTATCTGGACTACTAAGAAAAGATTACAAAAAAGCAGATTTAGTATTAGAATCTTCTCCAGTTAAAGATTTATTACTAGATGAAAATGGGGAAGCTATTGAATTTGGGGACTCAGGCATATCAATGGATGACTTGAGAACTGCGAGAAATTTACAAGACATACAAGAAGAGGGATTAGATGTATCTTCCTTAAGTGTTGACACTAGAACAATGGGTGTTAAGAATGAGGGTATAGCTTTTAAGGGTATGCCCATAAGGGTTTTTAATTCCGAGTCTACACCTTTAGAAATTATTGACTATAATGTTGGAGGTATAGATATAGATGATGAAAATTCTTTTGGTAATTATGATCATATACCAGTACTACAAAGAGGTGAATCTATAGATTTATTTTTTGGATTTAGATGTAATGATGTACAGGTTTATAAAGAAAAAATACAGCTACTTATTAATAGCGAACAACTTAATGAACAAAACCCTTCCGATATATATCTAGATTGTTATGCTAAAACAGAAATAGAATTATCGATCAATAAAAGTAGGGTTCTTAGCACTATAACTGGAGGCGGAGAGGAAGAAGATTATGACGATTCTGAAGATAAAGAGAAAAATGATAACGATTTAGTTGCAGCCCAGGCTCCAATAATCGAGCAGATAGTGCCAGCTTCTGATGGGCTTTGTGATCCTTATGGCTTTATTGAGCCACTGATTAATAATTTCTCAAAAATGCATTTATCTGAAGATTTTCCAGCATGGACAGTTTTATGGGAGGCTCTTTATGGTGATTGGGAAAGTGGTTATGAAGATGATCCTTTTTTAATTTTTGATCACTATCAACCTTGGGGCCAGTACCATAAACTACATAAAGGAGATTTACCAGAATGGGTTCATGGGGGTAAGTTATACAAAACTGTTCTAGATAAATTGGCTTATGCCGGTGGACTTTTTAAAGGTTCTAGTACAGGCGGTAATGGAAAAATAGGGGATAGGATTACCGAACCCAAAGACTGGGATTTATCTGATCCTAAATATAATACAAAAGGATATGCAAAATATTTAGCTATAAAGCCAGACTTTATTTATGATAATAGAAGGCATGAAATGGGAGGGTTCCCTATATGGTGGAGTGAGTTCTTGGAAGGATTAGAGGGGCAAGGAAATCATAGGTCGCCTTGGGAGGTGCGATATACTTACGGTACAATCAGAAGATTAGGTGGAACCCACTCATACAATTGGACAGGAATACCTTATAATAAGATCTCAAATCTTCAGCAGTTTTTTGACTGCATGATGATGGAGTTAGTTTTTTGGCAAATGATGATGCAAGGCGGGATACCTTGGCCTAATGGAGTTAAATATTATGGCAATTCAAAAGCAGCTAGTCAAGTTGCTGGACCAAATGTATGGCTAGGTAACTTAAATTCAGATCAACATAATAAAAGAGGCTGGCCGCTAAGAAGAACCGCAAAAAGATGCAGGTATAGAGTGTATGGAGCATGCTGTGGTGCATATGATGTTAATTGGTTTTACAGGGTAAAGTTTTACTATAAGCATAGTATATTTAATTGGGTCATGGAGAGAGGGTGGGGTACTGGTAATATTTGCCCAGGGGGACCTAATCATGAGAACTCAATATTTTATAAACAAAACAAGCCCGCTATTTTGAGGAATGTGGAATATAAAGATGGTAGTGTTTATATCAGCTCTAAATCTGTTATGTCGGAAAAAGATAAAATTAAAGGAGATCATTTTTGGGCATCAGAACCGGGAGATATTGGATTAAATCCAGAGCATAGATTTTTTGGACCTTGGGCAACTATACATAATTTAGATAGATCCAATCCTAGTGGAACTAATATCGCCCAAGAATTATTGTGTAGGAGATTTTATGATGCATGTAAGTTTGCAAAATCTAAAGTTCCATACGAACACATTAAGAGTATAGTGGTTAATGCTCCTATAAGGGTTACTATATATGGACCAAGAAGACCTGAGGATTGCAATTGTGGAGCAAAGCTTGAATCTAAAACCTTGGCTGAATCTCAAGATTTGTATGGGAATGCTAATGTTATATTTGATGGTATAGGCCCTTTTGTTTTGAACTCTTTAAATTCTCTTGATGGATTTGAAGATTGGTTTCACAGTAAATACGAATCAAGTATTCAAAACGAAGAATATTGGTATTCTAATTTCAAAATAAGAAGTGGTAAGCAATTTTTAGGCTGCTATGGTTTGGAAGATGCGACTAGGATATCAGTTTTCTGGCTAGGGGAAGAGTATGTAGACTTCAATAGAACTGAAAACGACTACACTATCAAGAAACTGCCTAATGATTTTTGTTATAATTCACAAGGAGAGCAAATCCCTTGTTATAAAGTAACTGAAATTAAAAATGCCTCTCAAAATGAAGGAACTAAAATAATTAACGAATTAAAAAGAGGAAGTGTAATTAGATCTGAGGTTAATTTTGAAGCCGGGGAGGTTCAATACGGGAAAACATATGGAAATGATTTTACTGTAAATAATAAAATATACCCAAATGGCATAGTTCCTATGCCTAAATTAACAATTGAAGAATTGGATGCTATAGAAAAAAGAAAACAAGAAGAAATACAGTATCTGGGAGATCAGGTGCCAGGAGGAAGTTTCTTTAGTTCGGGGACAGCTGCACATGCGGTACAGGAAACTAATGTAGCATGTCAAGATTTAATTGGAGGTCTTTTTGCTGGCATAGAGGAAGGTCAGGAAATTACCGGATCTATTTGGTTGGATATTGCTACTGCATTAAATACTTACAAGGATAACATTAATCAAAATGACAAAGCTATATCAATTATGTATGAAGCTCCATTTAACAGATCTCAATCAAGTTATAATGCTAAAGATTTTCATCAAGAATTTCTGACACAAATACAATTAATATCAGAACAAACTGAAGACAATAAGGAAAGGGTTAATATAGCATATAATCAAGCCACTATTAGTGAGGAAGTTTTAGGCAGCGAGGGAGAGGTTACAACAAAACAGCACGACAATATTTTATATCATATCGTAAAGAAATTGGAAGAAAATGCAAGCAAATTAAGTGAAGATCCAGATACGGATATTACAGGAGGTTTCTGTATAGAATAAAATTATGTCATTTATAAATACAGACGAAAATAAAATTAAATTCTCAGAAGCGATTTATGAGATAGGAACTGATTGTACAGTTGTAACAACGCAATCTGGCGCCAGAATTACAACAACAGGTGGATTGGAGTTAGAGCAAGACTGTATACCTGATAGGTTTGCATGTTACGGTCTTTGTAGTAGGCAGAATTCCGATAGTTACTTCACTATAACTAATACTTGTAGTAATTCTTTTACACTAACGGGGTTTGAGGTAACCAATCCTGAAATGTTTTCATTATTTGAAACAAGTTATAATCTTGTGGATAGCTATAATCAAGAAACTGTTCCAGAAATTTTCCCAATTAGATTAGGGCCTAATGAAAGTATAAGAGTTCCTACTTTTTTTGTGCCACCAGAGTGGGTTTTAGAGTATGGAAAAAAAGGTACATTTGAAAATAGGGATGGAGACAAGTTTAGTAGTGAGGTTAAAGTATATCCGGGCTTTCCTGGCGATGGCGCTAATGCATTGGATTGCGATACTAGGTTAATACTTAGTGGAGAATTAATATGTGAGGAAAAAGATCCGGATGATTTCACATTTTTAAATAATGAAGAGCAATTAGTGAAGCCTCTATTCCCTTTCAAGGTTTATAATCCCCTTTTGTTTAGAAATGAATACAGGTTAAAAGCGACACCTTTGTATACTAATAATAATTTAGTAGAGATTCCGGAGCTTATTAAAAATTATGCAGACTGGCTTGATAGTGAAAATTGGTTCCAAACCATATCATCGAATTGGGCTATAACTGGATGTATAGATTTGATGTATAAATATTTCCAAGACAAAACGATTGAGAAAAAATTCGAACTAACTACTGTTAATCATGTATCAACATCTTATTTTAGCCAAAAAAATGGATTAATTAATAATTATAATTATATGGGTGATGAATATATAGGTTATAAGGTAGATACTGTGGCTGAAAATTTACCCTTTGGTTATGTAAGAGATCAAGCTATGTTCATTAAGGTTAATAAAGGTGGAAAATCCGATAAGATATTTTTATGCGAAGTGCCTCCTGGTAATGTCAATTTTTCAGACTTTGATATAGATAGTTTTTAATCATGAGAAATACAGAAAAGTTTATTAATAATATTTTTGAGTTAGATCCTACCGCAGTAATATGTTTGTATAGTGTCAGCTTAAAGGAAAAGGGTGAATATTTATTTCATGCTGGCGAAAATGGATATAGAAAAAGTATAATTTTCGGAGGAAAGGAATACGAGTTTTTCCCTATATCTGTTGAAGGTTTTGAGATGCATGGCAATGGAAAATTACCTAGGCCAAAAATGAAATTAAGTAATCACCACGGGGTTATTTCTTTGAGGCTGAATTACTTTAATGATTTCTCAAATCACAAGGTTACGAGGATTAAAACTTTTTTGAAATATTTAGATCACGAAAACTTTAAAGATAAAATTAATCCATATACTGACCCCGATCCAGATGTCACATATTCTGAAGATATATATTATGTTAACCAGAAGACAATGGAAAATGACGATGTAGTTGAATTTGAGTTAGTTTCTCTACTAGAATTGCAGACAGCTAAAATCCCTAATAGGAAGGTTTATTCTAATCATTGTTCGTGGATATATAGATCTAAATTAGGATGTGGTTATACTGGAGCACCTATAGCTGATATAAGGAATAAAAAATTTAAAAACAATGGGTATAAAGGTATGTCTGTTGGTAATGAATTTTATTTAGATGGCGAAGATATAAATCAGGAAATAAAAGAATGGAGTGCATTGACTATTTATAATAAGGGAGACGTTGTTAATGTCACTCCGTTTGACCATGATCAAGAAATAAATCCTGTTATGGTTTTTGTTTGTATTAATAATGATGTAGAGTCATACCCCCTTAGGGATAAAGTTAATTGGGTTGAAGATAATTGCGATAAAACTTTATGCGGATGTAAATTAAGATTTTCTAATGATGTATTAGATGATGGGGGTTGCAAAAGGAACGGAGAAGATTGGAATGAATTAGATAACGGTTTGCCATTTGGAGGCTTTCCTGGGGTTGATCCATATGATGCTAAGTAATGTACTATTTAGAAATAGAAAAATATGCCAAGCAGTTTCCGCGTGAAGAATGTTGCGGTTTGATTGTTTTAAATAAAGAAATGAACGTTGAGTTTGTGCCCATGTTAAATCAGGAGAAAGATAAAGAGAATAATTTTTTGATAGATCCATATACATTTCTGAAACACAAGTTAACTTCAACGGTGCTAGGTATATTTCATAGCCATCATTCAACTGGAGAAAAGCCTTCTGTATCAGATATTAATTCATCTGAAGAGTCAGGAATTCCATATTTAATATATAGCTTAAAGACTCAAAAATTTTTCCTTTACTATCCAGAAAGTTATAAACCAAGTAGTTTGATGAAGAGGCCTTATATAAAAGGTTTCTATGAGTGTATATGTTTAGTCAAGGATTATTACAAACAAAAAACAAGTATAGATACCACAAAATGGAATGATAATTACTGGTTGCCAACTGACGATAAAAAAGCTAACAAGAAATTATTAAAAATTCTATCAAGTGAAATGTCTAAAATAGATATAC